TGCAATATTCAAAGAATTTTGCTACAAACTTGATAGTGAAAGATTGTTAGCTATTGCTGATCTTATGGAGAAAATGGGTTATAGATCTTCTGCATTTCAATTTGTTAAAACAGCTGGTAAGATAGATGAAAGAGCACAGCAACGATATGCAGTAATGGTATTCGATGATCCAAATAGCAGCCAAAGTGAAATGACTGCTATACTGGACGATTTGAAAGAAGTTGCTATGAAACGTAATGTTTCAGCAATGATGAAATTAGGTGAGTTTTATTTGAAATTAGATGATAAAAAGAATGCCTTTAGATGGTTGTATGCAGCTAGAGCCGAACACAACCAACAGGCGCAAAAGATGTTAGAAGATTTAAATAAAACTCTTAGTAAAGCAGACTTCAATAACTATAAAACAGATGCAGATGCACTAGTCGATCAAATAAAGTTTATAGATGACAACCGAATGAAATTATAATTATTTGTCTCTATTTAATTTATTTACTGCGTCCCACAAAGCAGTAATTTGTTTGTCATAGTTCTTTTCCAAATAATCTAATCTTACTTTTAAGGTGACTGCATAGGCTGCAATTGCAACTACACCTGCACCTAAGAACCACAACTTACCTAACGCATCTGCAAGAGTTTCCATTTATTTTACCTATTAGCTAGAGGATTATCAAGCGCCTTCTTTAAATCTTCATTAATCTTTTTATCTAATGCTTTTAATTTAGCATCCACTTCTTTGTTATTTGCTGCAATTGCTTTGGTATTTTCTGCAGCCATACGATTCATTTCTTTAGTTGCAGCATTAATGGATGCATCAGCTTGCTTCTGAATATTACGAACATCTGTTTTTACTTCTGCGACTGTTTTATCAATTTCACGTTGTTGAGTTTTGTTACCTCTTTCAACATCCTCCACTGTTTTTTCCAAACGACGAATATCATTCTTTAGATCATTCTTGATGTCTCTTGTATACTCTGCAGTCTTATCAGATCCTTCTTGTACTGCCTTTTGAGTCTTACTTGCATTTTCTTCAATTAATGCTAAACGCTTATCGAATTCTGTTAAATCTGGTGCAACATATTCAGCGATCTTCTTTTTCATACCAACATAATCTTTATATACTTCAAATGCTCCGTATAACCCGCCTAATATAGAAGATACAAGAGTAAATGCGACCATTAGCTTAGCTGGTGTAAATTCATATCCACCAATACTAATAACAGTATCTTTACTTGCATACTTTTTTACTGCTGCTTCTGCTTCATCAATCTTTTTATTAACGTCCTTAATTTCTTCTGACATGTTTACCTCGGTAAGTATTGTTGATCCACCATTTCTTGATGGAGCCTATCACTTGCCAAATTTCTTAATGCTCTAACATTGTCAACGGTTCGTTGATTCCTATAAATTTCTTTAGGTGCATAGAAAGCAACGTCTCTTAGTGCTACATTGTAAGCACTGAATCCTACTGGTGTTACTGCAATATTATTAATATCAACACCTCCTGCTACTTCATTATTTTGTGCATTACGATTTACTGCTGCTAAATTTGTTTCTGTTCTTTGTTCTGCAACTATAGGTTTACTATCAATAATATCATTAATTGGATTAGTTTTATCTGTTGTAAAGTTTCTTTGTTGCTGTGGTTGTTCTGCTTCTGTTACTGCTACTGGTGCAACTGGTTGAGATAGTATTTGCACTGGACTTTCTACTACATTAGTTGGTGCTTGTAATTGTAGTGTAGTAATAGAAGGTGCGACATATGCCTGTTGTATATCTGGTGGTGCAACTGGTTGTACAAATACTTGAGGTTGTTCCTGATTACTAAATGTGAATGTTTGTTCTTGTTTTTCTTCTTGAATTCTTGTTGTGTTTACTGGTGGCAAACTTGGAACTACTACTGCAATCTCAGTAGATTTAAACATAGCATTAGGCATCAATATTTGTGCTGCTGACTCCATAGTAATAGGTGTTGCTGTTGTTGTTTGTATAGGTGTTGATTCTTTTGTAGTTGCTATTGTAACAGGTTGTTGTGATGTTTGTGTTATAGGTTGTGTAATAGCGCTTGTAATAATATTTTGATTTACTCTACTTACTTGAACATTTACTGTACTTGTTTGTTCGTTTTCTTGTATACCAATACTTGAAGCAATGCTTGTTTGTACACTATTGTCTGCTATACTTTCTGCTTCTTTAATTGATGAACTAGCTGTCTGGTTAGCTTCAACAATAGCACGTTGTGCTAGTGATAATGATCTAGCATTTTGATTGGCATTTCTTGCAACCACAGCAGGTATTTCAGTAGCTACTAAAGTTTGAGCTTGTGATATACCAGACCTATTATTTTGTTGTGTTGGCTCATTTAAAGTAGTTACTGTTACAGAAGGATTGGTAGAATTGACATCGTTTAATGTTACAGTAACTGATCCAGTAGGAGTCAATGATGTGCTCGAAGGATTTAAAGCAGCTATTTTTTCTTGCTGTGCTTTGATATCAGCAACAACTTGAGTTAGAGTTTGCTGAAAGTTACTGCAATTAGGACTATACAATCCATTGGTATAACAAGGATCGGGAGTCCATACTGGTCTAGTCCAACCTACCCATCCAAAATGATTCCAAACATCACTTGCCCACCATTGCACTGAGCCCATATCTAAACTATTCTTAGATTCAGTGAACAGGTGTCTTGAACTAAAACTGCCAGCATTATTATTACCACTCACATACCATTGTTGCTGAAGCATAGTTACATTATTTTTATCGCTTATTCTAAAATTGATATTGCCCCCACCATCTGTTCTCCAATCTGTACACCAAAACATAAAGGTATTATAACATGCTCCATAATTATACCAATTGAAGCCATAATCATAACCATGCAATACAACACCTCCACCAATATGAGGTAATGATTGAGCTATATTATAACTATAATAAAATGTTGGACTTTTAGATCCTTGCAAAACATTTTGAAATCCAGGACAATTAGGATTAAATGCTGGATTTAGTATACAAGGATCTACGCTATAGTTTAATCTCATATATGCATCTTTTATCTGAGGACCATAGCAGTCTGGATTACATGCCCAGTATCCTGTATCCATCCCTGTAATACTTAATCTAGCTGAACCAACTAAATTCATGCTTTTGGGGTTGGCAAAAGTATATGTTTCAGCTAATTGTTGCCATACTGGATTATATGCAGGATTGCCATCGTTGATATTTTTCAATCCTAATTGATGGACATTAGTAGCTTCTACTGTTCCGTTAGGTGCACTGTATGTAAATGTAGCATTTAGATTATCTTGAATTGTTCCTGTTTCACATGTTAGTCCTACTGCTTGCGCACATTGAAATCTATATTTGAAACCATACATGATACTGGTAGCAAATACAGCACTTGTATTTTGATATCCAAAGTTTATAGCATTTAAGTTTATATTTTGTTCTACAGTACCAGATGCATAACTAAAAATATAACCATCCGGTGTGTAAGAACCTATCATACCAGAAGTAGTCCAACCAGTTCCTGAAGTCATTCCAGGATTGGTTATTAGATTTCCTGTTTGACTATCAATACTATAACCACTTGGTGTATTAGGAGAAGTTTGAGCAAGTACAGCAGCAGATAACAAAAGCAATGTGATACAAAGGGCTAACAAAAAGCCCTTTGTCCATTTATAGTTGTAGTGCTTGTGATTAAACTCTTCTTTCATCTAAAGCTACTTGTGTGAAACTTAGGTGTTTCTTTCTTATCTACTTCTGCTGCTGTAGTATAATCATACTTTGGAACTTTATGTGGATTTGCTGCCCAAAGCTCTCTAGCCTTATCACCAATCTGACCTTCATAAGGACATGGAGTTCCAGCTGCCATCATTGCTTCAAATACACGACGATCTTGACACATTGTAGCAACCGCTGCAACCTTCATACCCATATCAAAAAGAGTCTTAGATAACTTTAACCTTTCACAATTTAGATCTCTATTAGTTCCACCAAGTGCCATACCAAACATTTGTGTTTGAACTGCACCCGATGAACCTGTTGTACAAAGATCTTGCCCGCCACCTGACATCATTGCTGGTGCTATAGCAGTAGGAGGTGGTTGAATAACACGCTGAGTAATCGATGTTTCATTAATATTTTTATTAGTGTTATCAGAAATTACCTTTTGATCGCTATTGCTGTAAGCATTGGTATAACTTGAACTTTGATTCACATTTAAATTATTAGTTGTTGCTGTAGTCTGATTAATATTACGATTGGTCATATCACCAGTTTGAATATTATTATTTGTGTTAACACTAGCAGAAGTATTTTGATTAACGTTTGTGTTTACACTGGTACTATTATTGGTATTAACGTTTGTATTATTAGATGTTGAATTGCTGGTTGATGTGCTAGCATTATTATTGTTATACGTCATTGTACCAGTATTAATATTGTTATTTGTATTTACGTTGGTAGAAGTACTCGCATTATTATTGTTATACGTCATTGTACCAGTGTTGATATTATTGTTTGTGCTAACGCTTGTAGAATTATTAGTGTTAAGATTCTGTGATGTAGAAGAACTAGTTGACACGTTATTATTGTTGAATGTTTGAGTGCCAGAATTAATATTATTGTTTGTGTTTACATTAGTGTTTGTATTATTAGATGAAGAAATAGATGCATTGTTATTGTTGTATGTCATCGTTCCACTATTAATATTATTATTCGTATTAACACTCATATTATTTGTCGTACTTGAGCTTGTACTTTGATTGATGTTAGTATTTGTTGCAGTACTTACGTTATTGTTATTAAATGTTTGAGTACCAGTGTTTACGTTGTTATTGTTATATGTGACAGTTCCACTCATCACATTGTTATTGTTATTAGTTACAGTTCCACTTTGAATATTATTATTTGTATTAACGTTTGTAGAAGTACTTGTGCTTGTGTTTACATTGTTGTTGACGTTTGTCGAATTACTGTTTACAGTGCTAGTGTTAACATTATTACTAGTGCTAGTAGAAATGTTGTTGGTTGTAACTGAGCTTGTACTATTTGAAGTAGAATTGGTGTCAACCAAACTCTTTGAGTCATAGGCACCCTGATTGATTGGATTGATTGTGCTAGTTGTAATACCGTTAGAAGTACTTTGAGTACTTGTATTTTGCGCTATCGATAGAGCTGGCAGTAGAAACAAACAAAACACAAGAATATTTGTGATACGCATGCTTTTCCTTTCCCATATGCGTTATACATAATGTGTAAACAAAAAAACATGGTGTAATGCAATTGACGTTACATTAATCTGCGTGTATAATACGTAAACTTCCCCTATATTTAGTAAAGCCTATGATGTTCTATACCAACGTCGCTAGACGCGGCAACAATATCCTTTTACGTGGCATTAGAGACGGCAAAAGGATTCAAGAAAAGATTCAATTTAAGCCTACGTTGTATATCAGGTCTCATACTCCAACAAATTTGACGAATATCAACGGCGAATTCCTGGAGAAAAAGCAGTTTAACTCAATGAGTGATGCTAGAGAATTTATTTCAACGTTTAGTGAAGTCGAGAATTTTCCTATTTTCGGAAATACAAACTACATCTATCCATGCATTACTAAGATGTTTCCAGATGATATCGAATTTGATATCACACAGATGAAAATTATCACAATCGACATTGAGACAACTACTGAATATGGATTTCCTGACACAAAGAATCCCAATGAGCAAGTACAACTGATTACCATTCAGGACTATAATACAAAAGAGATTACTTCTTTTGGATGTGGTGCTTTCTTGCCATATAAAAAGAACATTACATATATTCGGTGTCAAGATGAATATGATTTACTAAAGAGGTTTATTAAGGAAATCAAATCTGATTATCCTGATGTAATTACTGGTTGGAATTGTCAGTTTTTTGACATTGCATACTTATCTGCTAGGATTACTAAGATCCTTGGCGAGAGTTCTTTGAAGGAGTTATCGGCATGGGGAATGATTGATTCAAGAGAAGTAGAGTTTGCAGCCGGTAGAACTGAAATGATCTACGAATGGGTTGGCACATCAACACTCGATTATTTAGATCTTTATAAGAAGTTTGCATATACGCAACAAGAAAACTATAAGTTGGATACTGTTGCGAAATCAGAACTCGGTAAAGAGAAAGTCAAGCACGAATTCGAATCATTCAAAGACTTTTACACATATGACTGGCAAAAGTTTGTAGAGTATAACATTGTTGACGTTGAGCTTGTTGACCAGCTTGAAGATAACAGAAAGCTGATTAACTTAATTCTAACGATGGCTTATGATGCAAAGTGTAATTACTCTGATATCTTTTCACCAGTTAAGACATGGGATTGTATTCTTTTTAATGCACTATGGAAAAAGAATATTATGGTTAACCATGTCGAACCTCCTCAACACGATAGGCAGATCTTAGGTGCATATGTTAAGGAGCCAACTCCTGGAAGATATGATTGGGTTGTTTCTTTTGATGCAACATCTCTATATCCATCAATCATCATGACACTAAACATGTCACCAGATACTTTAGTGAATGGTCAAAAGTTTTTACCAGATGTAGAACAAAGTATTGAAGAGTTGTTGGATAAGCGATATGATACTTCACACTTGCAGAAAAACAATTGGTCAATGGCTGCAAACGGTCAAGTATTCTCAAAGGATAAGAAAGGTTTCTTTCCAGAGATTGTTGAATATTACTTTGATGCAAGACAGAAAGCAAAGCGGATTATGCTTGATGCAGAAAAGTCTTATCAAGAAACAAAAGATCCTAAATGGAAGTCTGTGATTGCAACAATGAATTCAAAACAGATGGCTGCAAAGATCTTAATGAATTCACTATATGGTGCAATGGGTAATAAGTTCTTCAGATACTATGATAATAGGATTGCTGAAGGGATCACAATGACTGGTCAGCTTGTGATCAGGACTGTTGCTAGATCGTTGAACAAGTTTCTAAACTTACAACTAAACACAAAAG